GATCAAGCTCCGTACTGTAGCAAATGCGCCCTGTCATCTCCGCTGCGATCAGCGTTGATCCGCTGCCGCCGAAGAAGTCAATCACGAGGTCGCCTGCCTCAGTACTATTGGTGATTGCACGAATCGGAAGCTCCACGGGCTTCTGCGTCGGGTGTACGGTTTTGCTCTCGCGAGCGACCTCCCGGACAGTGTTCTCGCGGCTCTCCTGGTACAGGCAGATGCTGCGCCCCTCACTCAGCCGGACGTATCGCACCTTCTTGCCCTTCGGCATCTTGTCCGTGAGATAGAGCTTGTTGCCGGTGCCGTCCGTCAATACCACGCCGCCCGTGATCGTCGTCGCCATACCGTCTGCATCGCGCAGAACGGCGTTCCATGTCGTTCGCTGCGAGCGGTCGCCGCACCATTTTGCCTGTTGTCCGGCTTTCTCGGCGTAGAAGCACGGCTCATGCGCCCACTGGTAGTCTGCGTGTCCGAGGACAGGAGCGTTTTTGACCCAGATGATGTACTGCTTTTCCAGCATCCCGGCGGCGATCATAGCATCCTCGAAGTCACGGCGCGTACTCGACGCATGCCAGATGTAGAAAGCAGCATCATCGGTCGTGCTGCGCATGTAGTTGCGAAACGCAGGAACGAGAAGCTCTGCCATCAGATCGTCATGCGTCTTGTCGTCGTTCGCGATCATATCGAACTTGCCGCTCTGCGTCTTGTAGCTGACGCCATACGGTGGGTCTGTGTGTACAAGCTGCGCCTTGCGCCCGTCCATCAGTCGCTCAATCGTCGCCGTATCTGTTGCGCTACCGCAGACGAGGCGATGATTCCCGAGGTGCCAAAGGTCGCCGAGCTGGGAAAATGGCTTGTAGTCATCATCTACCCCCGGCTCTGCGTCTGCCTTATCGTCAACGGAATCATCCGTGCCCTCCATCGAGGCGATGATCTTCTGCAGGTCTTCCTCAGTGAATCCGGTCAGCTCCACGGGTACGATGCCTGTATCCATCTCCTGCACCATGTCCATCAGCTTGCCCATGTCGAGGTCGGCGAGCTCTGCGATGCGGTTGTCTGCGATAAGGTCGGCGTGCTCCTCCTCCTCGCTCGCGTAGTCTTGATACTCCACGGGAGCGAACTTCCACCCCTTTGCCTCTGCTGCCATTCTGCGTCCGTGTCCCTTTGTAATGAGACCGCTGCGCTTGCTGACGGTGATCGGCGCTCTCCATCCCGTCGCTTGAATGATGTCACCGAGAAGCCTTATCTGCTTCTTATTGTGGTCGTTCGGGTTCCCGGGGTTCGGCCGAATATCTCCGAGTGCGACGATCTCATCATACGCACAGAACACGGGCACTCCATCATTCGTCGTACCGCGTGGCTCTGCTGGTGACTTGTAGTCGATCAATCTGCCTCCTCCTTTCTCTTTCGGGCAAATGAAAAGCCCTCCACCGATACGGCGAGGACTGCTTGCGCTCTATGGATCTATGCAATTTTCGATATTACCATCATACCACGTTTGCCGGCGAAAAACGCGCAGAAAGTGCGCAAAAATCTCGCAAAGAATACGCAAAAAACGCGCAAAGATTTCAGGTTTCAAGTTATCCACAGTTTTCCAGAAACACGAAGTCAAGGCTGCGCTGCCCCTCCACGGCTTCTGGGAACAGTGTCTTTGTGAGCATCGTGACCGCCTCCCGTGCGAGGTACTGACAGCTGCGCTCGCTGTAGCCTGTCGCTTGTGCCACCTGATACCATCGCTCCCCGTCCATGAACTTCCTACACAGGATCGTGCGGTGAGTGTCGCTCATCAGCTGGAGCGCATTGTCAATCCGCCGCAGGAGCGTCTGGATGCGGATGTAGTTCTCGCGCAGGATCGGCAGACGTTCTTCGAGCTTCATGCGTCGGACTACGGCACGTTCGACCTCAGATAGCTCATCATACCCGCCAACGGGCGCATCGCCATACTTCGATATTTTCGCATCCCCGATGCTGCGGATTTGCTCTTCCACGCCTTCGATCTCGATGCGGAGACTGGCGAGCTGCCCCTTGAATTGATGATAATTACGGAGATACCCGTATACCGTCTTTTCGTAGTCGTTGTAATTCCGCACCTGCTGCCCTCCGCTCATTTTACAAAATATTCACTTGCGTATATGGTGTTGAAAGTAAATTGACAGTTTTTCCTAAAAAACGCAAGTAATCAAACGAGACAGAGAGCGCGAATCGCTCCGCGCTCCTTGTTTTCTCTCTTCCTTGGGTTACTCCAGCTCCCGCATCATGATCTCGATCCTCGGACGCTCATCGTACCATTTCCCGAGCACCCCATATCCGACGATCTGACTGTCGTCCTTGTACCACACGCCCTTGAGTGCATCCTCGACCCCTTTCAGCACGTTGGACACGTCCGGCTTTGTCACCGGTCGAATCTGCCCCGCCTTTGCCGCCTTGCACTTGTATTTTGGCATCCCTTTTGGGATGGCACGATAGATACGTAGGGAGAACTCGATTGCACCCTCTACGGGCGATTCCGGGGCGTGCTGCGCCGCAATCATCCGCACATACGTCTTGTAATCGCGGCTCTTGGCGGGGTCGTACGTCTTGACGAATCCGCCCTGTCGCGAAAATCTCGGTCGCCCCTGCGCGACCGGCTCGCCGAGGATGACGGCGGTATAGGTACTCAAGGCGCGATCTCCGCACTGCTCAGCAGCGTATACTGCTCCCCGTCGTATAAAAATACCGGGATGCCGTATTTGTTCGCATGTGCGATCTCCATCATGCAGCCTTTACTTTCCCGGTATTGCCCGGTTACCGTTACCCCATGGCAGTGCTCCAAAAGCTCTATGCAGTACCGCATGATCGTATCATAGTCCATGCCATCCAGCGCCTTGAAGTTGGCGATCGGACTGATGTAGAGCACATCCGGATATTTCTCCTGCAGCTCGCGCTGGATTGCCTCTGCCGCTGCTCGATTCTTCGTTTCGTCACCGCTATAGGGGTGTGATAGATAGTGTGTGATCATTGGCTTTCCTCCTTAATCCTCCGCATAATCCAGTCGGCGCACGGCTGCGCCATGCCGTTTCCGAGTGCCTTATAACGCGCCGTGTCGCTCCCGCCCTCGGTGTATCCGTCCTCTAGCCCCTGCAAGCGTTCACATTCCGTCGGTGTGAGACGGCGTACGATGGAATGGGATAGCGCGAGGTTTTCGCTACCCCCGCCATATGCGCCCCCCGATGCCCGCAGAGTTGCGACTTTTCCCGCCTCGTATTCGCTATAGGACTTCGCCCCGTAGATGGTGGCAACAGCATGACGGTCAATCGTATTGAGCGTGTATGCTGTCTCTGCAAGTACGCCCTTCCCGTTGCCGCCATTCTCTATCTTGCGGTCAATGGTATTCCCTGCAATGCAGTAGGCGTGTACCACGGGTACTTGATTTCCTCCTGTGCCCATGCGTGCGTTGAGGGGTGGGACAATGCCCTCTTTTATGGGGCGCATAACCTCATCTGCGTGCGTCATGTCGTAGATTGCAATTCGAGCGCAATCCTCAGTTCCTCGGGCAGCTCCTTCCCCCGCTCCTTTGCTCGCCGTAGAATCCCCAGACACGCCTTCGCGCTCAAATAGTATTTCTCCGGCACGTCGGTCGTCGGTTGCAAAATCCGCGACAAGAAAAATTCTTTTTCTTCGTTGGGGGACTCCCCAATATTGTGCGTCCAATACCCTCCATGCGATTTCAGCTCCGGGGAATTGCACCAATCCAGCGGGAGCCCATCGATTACCTTGAGGCATTGGAATTTCACTTTCTCCGATTTCTTCGAGCACGGCTTGAAAATCCATCCCTCGGTTGGATGAAAAAGCACCGGGGACGTTCTCCCACACAAAGAACCTCGGGTACTTCCCTGCGGTACGTTCCCGCATTCGTCGAACAAGGTGAGCTGCTGTTCGGAATAAACCACTGCGTTCACCATCTAACCCCTTTCTTTTTCCGGCGATCGATAGATCCTGACACGGGCTACCCGCGCAGATGATATCCACGGGTTCGATCTCGTCCGGGTTGATCTTCGTGATATCCCCGAGTTGCTTCACGTCGGGAAAATGCCGCGCCGTCACCGAGCATGGGAACGGCTCAATCTCGCTTGCCCATAGAGGTGTAACGCCCGCATGACGTGCTGCCAAAAGCCACCCGCCGATCCCGTGGGATGCCTCGCCCGATCCC